GGAGCCCAGCGTGAGAGGTGACCACCGTTGTAGCTGACGGTCGTGCCGGAGACGGAGATAGAGCCTTCGACTGTAGCTGCTTGACGAAAATTTACGATGGTGCCGTCTGTGGATGTTCTATTTAACTCCATCACTGCATCAGAAGTGACCGCAGCAAGTATCCGACCACCCGATAAAAGCGCACTTTGTGCCGGATTACCACCAGCAGTATGAGGGCTAGTAGAAGTGCCACTCACCAGCAGGTTCCCGCTGCTGTCGATGCGGGCGTGTTCAGATGTACCATTATAAAACAACAGGTTTGCGCCGCTCACGGCCTGAACAACTGGGTCAGTGCCAACGTAAGTAAGAACACCTCTAGTGCTTGTATCACCCCAGTTTACAGGTGCGCTACCATTTCCAAAGAACCGCGAACTTCCAGAAACCTCCAGCTTCGCACCGGGAGAAGCCGTCCCAATCCCTACGTTGCCCTCAGAGGTAATACGCATACGTTCTACTGCATGAGTGCTGGCAGTATCATTGCTTGTACCAAAAAGCATGGAGTAGTCTGGAGAGGTGTCTTCCCCAACCAACGCAATGTACCCTTTAACACCTGCACCCGGAGTACTTGAGTCTGAGCCAAAAAACTCAATGCCACCAGTTGTTTGTCCAGACTGCTCAGAGGTATCAGTGTTGGTAATACGCAGAATGTTGTTACCCGCAGGTGAACCGTAGAGTGTTGTACTGGAAACCGTCTGGGTATTGTTGACGGTGTAGGTACCAGTGCCACCAGTGCCAGTCCCCAGAGCAGTAATGTAAGTGTTCCACTCAACACCCGTACCGTGGATGCGATCATTAACAGCAAGAGAACCAGAATTTACTGTGGTAACAGTCATAGTGGTACCAGAAATAGACGCAACAACACTGGATGTAGTAGTATTGTTTCCAGAAATCTCAAGCTCAGTCTGAGGACTACTCGTACCAATCCCCAGCCGCCCATTCGCATCCAGCGTCATAGCCTGCGTGAAGGTAATCGCGTTGCCTGCGGTGCCGGAGGGGGCGGTGAACCATTGGTGTTGGCCTGCCTCGCCAGCATAACGTGTCGCCAACTTGCTGCTCTGCGTGTATCTCCAACCGCTTGCGAATACAGCGTTTGAGGTCACATAGATCGCGGCATCAGCGGGATATCCAGTAACAGCATTGCCGACAGCCCCCACTTCAATGTGCTTCAAAGAGCCAGTACTCGGCGTAACCCCCAAACCGAGGTTGCCTGATGAGTCGATGCGCATACGTTCAGCCCCAGCCGTGGCCACAGACACAGTGTCAGCCGCAGGGAAGAACATACCCGTGTTCAGGTCACCAAAATTTGTGATCGACGGAGCGGCAGCAGAGCCGTCTCCAAAGGAGGCCACGCCGTTTACGGACAGGAGGGCGTCTGGCGAAGTCGTCCCAATCCCTACGTTGCCTGCAGAGTCGATTCTCATACGTTCAGCAGACGATCCACCAACCCCGGTGCCGAAAGTAAGTGCAGCAGCACCTGTGTTGGCCCCTAACGTGCCAATGTAGGCATGAACGCCGGGGCTGTCCGTGTCCGAAGTGAACCACTCGACCGAACCAGTTGTCTGGCCTGAAACTAGCGTAGGGTCGGTGTCAGTAAAACGTAGGCGATTAGTTGCTGCAAGAATACCAAGACCAGCGTTACCACTTGTAAGATCAAGCATGGCCCCCGGCGAACTCGTCCCAATGCCCACGTTGCCCGAACTATCCACCCGCAACCGCTCAGTACCACTCGTCTCCACCGTCACGGTATCAGCCGCAGGGAAGCGAATAGCGGTGTTGGTGTCGCCAGTGTGAATAATCTTGTCAGCAATACTAACATCACTCGAAGCGGTGAGAATACCAGAGATAGTAGTGTTACCATCACCATCAATCTCCATACGAGTGGCAACAGCACCAGAACTAGCAGTCTGGAAGAGCAGAGAGGTTTTATTTACTGCAGCGTCAAAAGTGTCCCCAGCCACAGCCTTGATGGTCGCAGCAACAACAATGGCATCACCACCACCAGAGACATTGGGTGCTTGGAAGTCAATCTCACCGAGGGTCTCACCAGAAGTGATTGCAGTATCATCTCTCTGCAGAGTAAGAACACCACCAGTCGAGGTAATAATAGTGGCAGCATCAGCAACAAGAGCATCAATGTTTGCGGTACCATCAATATACAAGTCCTTCCACTCAGACCCAGAAGCACCCAGATCGTAAGTATTGTCAGCAGAAGGGATCAAGTTAGAGGCAACATCTGCAGTAAAGGTAACAGTGTCTGTAGCAGCATTACCAAGAGTGGTGTTACCAGTGACAGTCAGATCACCATTGATTTCTGCACCACCAACAACGTCAAGGGTGGCCGAAGGGGTTGCTGTACCAATACCAACACTACCATCAGCAAGGACACGAACCTTTTCAGTGTTGTCAATGTTCAGGATGATAGCACTGTCAGCAACAGCATTACCCGTGTCTGCAGAAATAGACAGAGAACCAGTTGCGCTATTGGTATTGATCGTAGCAGAGTGAGGGTTGTCTGTATCTGTCAGGGTGATGATGGGTGTAGCAGAAGAGATGTGGAGGGTCGTGCTGGGAGAAGCAGTACCAACACCCACTCTGTTATTCGTAGCATCAACGACGAGAGTGGTAGTATCTACGGTGAGGCCAGCAGCAATGGTTGCACTCTCATCGACAGTCAGGGTGTCCACCTTGGCAGTACCATCAAGGAAGAGGTCTTTGAACTCTAGAGTAGAAGTACCGAGATCAACCGTATTGTCAGTCTTGGGACGGATCACCGAGGTTGTGATGACAATATCCTGAGCAGGTCCAAGTGCCTTGATGGGTGCACCTCCACCAACCGTACCATCGTGGTCATGGCCAGTAGTAACATCGTAGGCTGCTTGAATAGCGTCGAACTCACCGTCCAAGTCGGCGGCATTGATTACGTTGCCATTGGCGATGTTGTTCGTTGTGTCGTTGCGAGTGTAGCCTGTTGCCATTTTACTGCCTGTCGTTGTTAAGATACTCTATGGTGATTGCATCCAGAGAGAAGGGTGGTGTGATGCTTTCGAAAGCAAACTGAAGACTGATGGTGAGTCCAGAGCCAATCATTTGAGAGGTGAAAGAGTAAGTAAGTTTTCCGCCGTAAGTAGATGTACCGTACACAGCAGTTCCGTAGAAGAAGGGGCTATCTGTTGTGTTTTCCAAATTAATGGGGGGTGGTTGAATCGTACTAGTCTGGTCGAAGTTTAGCTTTGGAGATACTGCACCTGAGATAGAACCTTCTGGGTTGACGTATGTTGTTAGTTTGTAGAAAGTCTTACGTACTCTGGGATCAGTCAGCGGTAGGTGAGGGGTAAAGTACTGAGCACGAATAGCCTCACCATCAAAATTGTTGCCAGACTCCATCCTGTACACGTAGCCATCTCTGTTCGCAAACAAGATTGTCTCAGAGGCATCTGCAGCGGAATAGATGCTGTCTGCAACGTAGGCCAAGATACCGTTGACTTCAGCCCAAGCCATTCCTTGTGCAGTCTGGTCTGCAAACTGTGTAGCAAGAACTCCAAGAGAAGTCTCAGGTGTTTTGCTTGCAGCATACCCAAACATTCTGTACTGATTTTTACCACGAATCACACAAGAAGTAAAGCTGGTATTTCCAGAGATCAAATTTTCTACTTCAGACTGAATAGGACGAGAAGCCACAGCAAGACCAAAGTCACCAATACGGTCTGTAGCACTCAGAAGCCTCACACCATCAGGGCCAAGGAAAGCAATATCTCCACCAACTTCTTGGATCGTATCCACCCTAACACAACCAATGTCCAGTGAGATGGGCTGCAACTGGAAGTCTGCGATAGTGTTACCAGTCAGTCTGTGGATTTGGTTGGTACTAAAAATAATCAGTTGCTCTCTGAAAACAATCAGACCAGTAATTACGTGCGGCGTGGTAATGAGTCCAGCACCCAGAGCGACAGAAAATTCCGTATCCGTGTAGGGGGAAGTAAATACGAGGGAGTTACCGTTTGCAAAAAAGAGTTGGTTCTTGAACTCAGCAACGTGAGTAGCACCAAGAATCTCTGCAGGTGCACCAGTAAGAACCGTAAAGGTGGTTCCATCATACTTGAATGGGTAATTAGCGCCATCAACACCAGAGATAGTGGAGGTGCCTGTAAAAGAATAACGCTCAAACCGCAGCTTGCCACCAAGAGACCTGTCTGCACTCCGAAAGGTAATTGCAGCGTTGTTTGCAGGAGAAGATGCCAGTGCGGGAGTAATGGTAAGAGTAGCACCACCAGAAGTCACAGTGACACTGCTTGTAATGGCGTAGACTTTTTCGATGCCTGCTATAGTAAAGGTATCACCCTGTTGGGGTACCCCAGTAAGACCATCAACGACAAGACTTGTGCCTGTTTGGCTCCCACCATTGACAAGGACAGTGCCGTAGACAGGTTTATTGATCCTAATCCAGCCAGTGCCGTCTGACTCCCAGATAGCCCCACCACGAGACACCAAAGCTCTCTGACGGTAGTATACAAGACCCTCTACCAAGTTCTGGTTATTGGAGAAAGTCACTGCTGCTTTGTCTGCAGGAGAGGATGCCAGTGAAGCACTCAGCGTTTC